GATTCGGATTTTCCCAGCCTGCAGGTTTAACTAGATCAGGTAAACCAAGTGGATTAGGACGTTCCTTTTTAATACCAATTTCTTTTGCCATATTTGCTTTAAATACTTTGTTCCATGCTTCATAAGCATCAACGTTGAAAGCATCAAGTGTACCAATTGCAATAACACAAAGATCAATCAAACCATCAACGATTTCTTCAGGATCTTTTGTATCGAAAGCATGATTAGTTTCATCAAGTTCTTCTTTCAAAAAGTCAATACGAAAACGTAGAAAGTCTTTTAGTTTTTCTGGATTATTCGCAACCCAATCATGCACTCCATATTTAGAATGCATCTCATTCATATCTTGTACCCAGTCTTTAGACATTCAAATTACTCCATTTTTTTAATTTTTCACGTTTAGCTTTAGAAGCCTCAATTAACCCATCGGCTTCAATAAGACCAGCTTCTTCAGCTAATTCAATCATACACATAAGATCACCAATCTCACGTTCTAATTGTGGTTGGCGAGTTTCTTGGTTTGCAAAGCGAATTACTTTTGAACATTCAACAGCAACTTCGGCACATTCTTCTGCCATAATTACCATTAGTTCTTCTACTTTATTCATTGTAATACTCCATAATATGTAATATTATACACTACTTTTAGGGGTTTGTACATAGTTTATTTCTAAAATATTTTCAGGCTCATCCATCAAATACATTGTACCGCCAGAATCTTTAGCCAAACGCTGAGCATTCGACCATCCATAAGCATTTGATCCATACGCATCTTTGTGACATTTATAGACAGATCCGGTATTACCATGAAAATAATAATAATCATCATATTTTTCTACATAGGTAATTCCGCTATTCATTCGCCAAGCGTCACCATCTAAGTATCCACCATACCAAGATCCAAAGACTCGGTAATGTGGATCTTTACCACGAATTTCAATTAGCATCCATTTATCTGGTGCGTAATCATAATATTGTTCATTCATACGAAGAAATCCTCCAGACTCACTTTTGGTTCAGCATTCCAACCAATTGCATCCAGGATTGGAATGATCGGATCAAGGAATGTTTTCTCAAATTGTTTATCATAGTCAATGTATTTGTTAAGTTGTAATTCAGGTGGAAGATATGTCGGGAAAGAAATTACATTCTCTTTGATCGGATTAGGAACTTTGAGATAACAGAACTTAATCTTTTCACCATTTTGTACTAGCTCATGTTTCTTTTCGAGACCTTTGTCTTTGATGTAATAGTTATACAACAAAGCACCACGTACATGGATCGGTGTACCTTTTGCATAAATCGAATCACGTACACGTTTCCATTTCGAAATATCATTCACCCCACGTGGAAATGCTACATCTTCTGCAGGTAACGTTGTAAAGTGGTTACGGAATTGAGATATAGCTCGTTGAGTTTTATCTTCAGATCCAGTAACAATAACTTTGAATAATGCTTTGAGGGCATCACGACATACCGCAGGAGTAGAAGATTTAATCGCTTCAATTCCCATGATTTTGAGTTTTGGTTGTGCATATTGAACACCTTCTGAGTTATGTACATTAAGAATGTAACGTTTCTTGGCTGTCCATATGCCACGGTCTGCGATTACTTCACGACCCATTTCCATACGTTTAGTGTAAGTTGCTAGACGATTATGAAGATCATCATAGCATTTTGCAAGCATTGGTTCGAATTGATCGACACAAACTTTGTCAATGAGTTCCACTTTATTTGGAGCATTAGCAAAGAATTTATCAACCATAGTACCAAAGTTGACATAGATTGAGTCGGTATCAATTGCGATTACATAATCGTTCGATTGACCAACTACTTTAGACATAAAGTCATTTGCATGACGTTCTGCCCATCGGATAACGGTTTGACCAGTAAGTGTAATAGCTTCTGCCATACGTAAATCAAAGTAACGGAAGTATTTGTTACCGAGTGCACCGTATAAAGAGTTCATCAAGATCTTAATTGCCATTTGCTGGTTTTCATAACGAGCAATGTCACGTTCGATCGAATAAACTTTTTGTTTGTCGTTCTTATCAGCTTTTTCAAGTTCTTGCTTTGCCGCTAGCATTTGATTTTTGATTTGACGACGTTCATCGTAATAATCTACGATGATTTTTGGTAGAACACCTTGTTTGTCTTTCCTGAAGTAGACACCATTAGATGCGAGTGCATATTCAGGTTTGCCATTCTTAGCTCCATTCAGAACAAGGTCAGGATTTAGATCTACACGTTCACCTTCAACAATTGTTTCGGGTGACATATTCCATTCAACGATAATATTCGGATAGAGGGAGTTTAAGTCAAATGATACTACCCAATCATGCATACCAACTTGAGGTGGTTTGACATAACCGCCGGGATAATCAGATTTAAACTTCTCACCGTTTGGTGGAATAATAATACCTTGACTTGATAGATCTCGATAAATGATTGAATCCCAGATTGCTGTTGTACCCATGGTATCGGTATAGTTAACACCACCACGATATGCCATAGTTAGAGCAAGAGTAATCAAACCCATTTTGTCTTCAAGACGATCTACAAGTTCTACGTCCTTGATGTTATAATCAATGAACTTTTGGAAATCATGTTTGTATAATGAATGTAGATTACTATATTCATCATAAGATAGTTTACGTTCACCTAGAACAACGTGAGCAATATGATCAAGTTTGTATGATTCTTGTGCACCATAAGAGTAACCGAACTTTTTGAATAGTTCGAGATAGTCAAGCTGTGCAATACCTGTCAATTCCCATGCTTGTTGTTCACGACCAGCCACACGAATCTCACGCATATTAATAAGTTCCCATGGGGAGAAACGTTTTGCATGTTCTTCACCGAGGATTTTAATAGTACGATTGACTAGATACGGAATATCAAAGAATCGAGTATTCCAACCAGTGATTACATCTGGGCAGTGATGAGCTGAACTCCAATGAGCGATAAACCGAACCATAAGCTCTCGTTCATCGGCACATTTAACGTATTGGACTTTATTATCCTGCATGATTGACGTACTAGTGTCGTAATCATAGAGACCCCATACGTAATAGACATTGTCAACATTATTTTTGATGGTAATAGAAATGACGGGATAATCGGCTTTATCGGGTTCAGGGAAACCATCATCTGAAGCCACTTCAATATCGATTGTAGAAACATTAATAAGGTCGCGATCAAACTTGATATCATCTGGCCACTTCTCCTGTACGAATTGCGCAATGAAATTCATATTGCCGTACAATGTATTGTCTCTACCTTGTACATCTTTCCATTGCGATTGGTAGTCCTTTACCTCACGCATTGTATCGAATAGCTTTGGTGCTACTCGTATACCATCCATTGTATATGCCGTACCACGTGGATCTGCAACGTAAAGTGTCGGTGCAAATTTAATACGATCTTCAAAGCGGTGTCCATTTTTGAAACCACGATAAAGAAGCGAATTCCCGTAGCGGGCAATATTAGTATAAAATTCCAAGTCTATTTTCTCCAGATAATGTAACCATTATATCATAGTTTACCATAAAAGTAAACATTAAACAATGATTTTTTTCTCTGGAGTTAATACCTTACCAAACATTTGTTTGTATTGATTTTTAAGATCTTCAACCGGATCAACAATGAACATAACAAATTGTGCAGCAATAGTCATACCTTTTGGCGCATCAGAATATGCCATGAATGGTGCTAGACCTAATGAGTTTTGTTGGGTTGGGATTAGAATTGCCACGTCTTCAAACGTGTAGTGATCAGGTCCGCCACTTAGATTACAGATAAGTTCTTCACCTGTAGATAAACGGACAATTTTTACTTCTGACATAATATAGTTCCTATAAGTTGGGGGAGATAAAACTCCCCCTCATGTGTTAGCCTAAAAGAAGTTGCTTAGCGTCTTTTGAAAATTCACCAAGATTAATCTTTCTAGGTTGATCTTCTTCAGGGATCACGTTTTCCAAACCAATATAAAGCAAACCATTTACTACATCGGCACCAACAACTTTAATAGTTTCGGCTAGTGTAAATGAGCGTTTGAAAGAACGGGCAGAAATGCCTTGATGAATATAAATTGTTTCATCTTCTTTATCTTTCTTTTTGCTGCCTTCTACTGTTAGGACACCTTTCTCAAGAGTAAGATCGATATCTTCACTATTGAAACCTGCAACAGCAATTTCAATTAGATAGTGATTATCATCTTTCTTGACAACGTTATATGGGGGATATGACTGCTTATTGCTAGCAGCTTCCATACGATTAAGTGTATCGAAAAGTGAGTCGAATCCGAGAAAAACATCTCGAGGGAATTGATGTGTAGCCATCATAACTTTCTCCTTATATTAAGCGAGTTAACAATTTATGGACCAGATTATTCTGCATCCACTTTTATTTATACACGAGGTATAAAATCTTTCAAATTCTTTTTATGCCTTTTTCTTAGGTGACATCCAAGCTTTTGCTTGAGGCATACGTGGTTCTTTATC